TATTCTTCTTTGATTCCGTAGTTTGGGTCATTGCTTCTTTTAATTACCCCCATACCACAAGTTACCAAATCGGTAACCGCTCTACGATAAACACGTTGGTCAAAGTCGTTCCATTCAAGCGTGATGTTAGTTCCGACCTGTGCGGCAATCTCTGCTGCGGTCTTCACGTTAACATCCATTAGAATTTCTGCTTCTTCTGGGGTTTCTGGTACTTGAGACAAATCAACATTTGTGGTAACACCTTGTTTTTCAAGGTTAGCCAGAGTTTCTCTGTTCTTTACCTCAAACATTACCTCAGCTTTCTTTCTATCCTTTTCAGATTGAGATAATGGGTCGATTGCTCTTAAGTTTGGATAAGGTTTTCTTGATAGAATGTTGTTTACAACAATCTTTACGAATTTAGGAACGATAGGAACTGGACTCCAGTCCAAGTTCAATAGAGTTCCGTCTCCGTTATTTGGGTCTAATGAGTTTAGAATCTGTTTATAGATAGACGTATCTTGCGTACCGTTTGCATAGTCACGGTTTGTCTCAAAGTCCTTCAGTCTTCTTCGGAATAAACTCCTTTCGTCATCTGAGCGACCCCATTGCTTTTCAATCGCTTTAGCGAACTTAATCCCATATGCTTTGGAAACTTTTTTCCCAAAGTCAGCAAACGGGTCTGGGAAGTTTCCGTACTTCCCTTTGTCATTGTTATTATCGTACATATAGCCTTTCGCAAAATACTTCCTTGCAAATATACGAAATTAAAGGACTGCCAATCAGCGTCTTATCTCTTGCTTATACCTTCTAAAAAACTGCTTATCATTGAAATTAGATTCTTTCTTTTCAACCTTTACTTTTTGAGCTGCAAGTAGAGCCAATCCAGAACTAATAGTAAGGTCAAACTTGGTACGATTGTCGATTTTATAGCCAACCCAATCTTCGAGGGTTCTATCAAAATACATCTTGCCCATTTCACCAGTCTCACTGTTTATCCCAACGTGTTCTTCTATGTATGCTTCAATAGCGTGAGCGTGAGCTTGAATAACATCCTGCGAGTTAGAAGGTATACCCCTAGTTTTTACGTTTCCAGAAGCATTTGGAGACCTAAGATGCTCTGGTCGCTTCATTACATACTCTTGATAGCCCCTAGATTCAAAATATCTTACAATTCCGTACTTGTTATTCTCTATAAGTAGCGGATATCCGTAAAACACAGCTGCCATAAGCACATCTTCGTAGAATATTCGTGCTAACGGTGGTCTTGAAGCGTATTCTGCTACAAACATATTGGCAGGAGCAGCCATATTGAACTTATTATACATATGACACGCTCCTTTAGACCCTCTGTTGTCCGTTGTAGAATCCAAATCGTAGCTATCGACACCGCCAACGCCTATATGGTCATTAGATGGATACTTACTTCCGTACTTAGTTACGTACTTGTTTCTATTTTCTGGCTTTGGCATCCATCCTACACGCCACCTTCCTTTTTTGTTTGGGCTGAAAAGAACTTCGCTGTCATTTACACCATCTTTCCAGCTAAAGTTTCCACGAACTATAGGATTAGGGAACAGCTCTTGGTTGTATTCTACTTGTTCGTATATTTTTCCAATGTTGAACGTAGACCCTTCGATACTATCTCGCATTGCTTCATCAACCGTGAAGGGAAACTGCCGTATATATTCGTTGAGTTCTCTGGCATCGTGCTTGAGTGCTTCTCTTTCATTTTTGAGATACGTCTTTGCTCCGATGTCAACAAAGTCGCCATCAATTGTTTTAACTGGTTTTTCTGGGTCTTCGACAATAGGATTCCCATATTCATCAAAGAATCCTTCGAGAGCTTCGTAAGCGGGTATAAATAATCTATAAAGTCCAGTCTTTGTTCTTCCGTTTGCATTTCTGTCATCTGGGTCTGAGTCTCGCCAGAGTTCTTTGTATTGTTTTCCACCTTTGTCCATTGGATTTACTGTAGACCCCATAAGACACTTACCAATAATCTTACGACCTACGATTAAACAAGTTCTTTCAATGCGCCAAGCTTCACGGATGTCCGTTGGTTTCTCCCACTTACCGCTCTCATCCATATACATCATATGTAGCTTTTCACCATCGTATGCGTTGTTGGTAGTGTTCTTCCAGTTAATGATGGTGTTTAATGCCTCACCCTTGTTAGAAGTTTTATTGTTTTTCGTGATACGTTTAGACGGCTCACGAAATGCAAGCTCCATACGAGGGTTTGTCGTACCATCCTGTATAGGCTTAAAAAAGAATGGATAGCTCCTAAACATAGGAACAACCTTCTTCATAAAGATATTTTCCTGTGCGTCCTTACCAGTCTTAGACTGTATACCTAGTAGCTTGTCTTTTACTTGTGTGGCTTCGTCAACGAGAATAGCTGACGACATATTGGTATATCCAGAACGTCTACACTTGGTGTACATCTGCCCCATAGAGCGGGGGTCGGCTTCACAGGCAGCAAAGTGGATAAACAGCCTTCTCTGGAACTCAAGATAGTCGGCATATCCGATATCCATCTTGCTCCACTGTAACATCATATAGTGTCTCCCTGTAATGTAGACACGCTCACCGTTATTGAAAAACCAAACACCTTCACGCCTGCGCTTAAACTCCTGCTCGATGTACGGAGAAAAACGCTTCTTAAACTCCGAGGGCATTTCGAACCACTCATCCATAGAGCGAATCCTACGCAGTTCCTCTGGCACAGGAATTCGTTGCCACACTTGCAAATGAAGTCCCCTGTCATAGTTGAGGATTTCTTCGTCCTTTGGAGCTTTCGGAAGCTGAATATCAAGCCCACCAATTGTGGTAACCTCGCCATCTGAATCGTTGGGACATATGTTGACAACGTAGTTATCATACCCCTTAACCTGCTTGAGACCTGCCATTTCATTATATTTTACTATATTTACATTAACTTAACATTCCAGCTTATGAAAACTATCTTATGCATAGCTGGGTTTCTATTACTAACTTCTTGCGTTAGTAGTGAAAGTATAGCAGTTCAGTCATCTTGCCCGCACCACGGTTGTGACATCACCGCTATACATTCCCACGCTTACTGGTACTAATAATCCCAGTAGATGAAGACTTGACTACTTTGAGAATCGTTCTGCGAATCCTCCAGAGTAGTCTTTGTCTTCTTCAATTCCTCCTGTCTCTTTGAGTTCTCTGACCATTTGTTCGAGTCTTTGATACTCGATAAGGAGTTCTTTTGCATCCGTTGCTGTTTGTTTTATACTCTGAAGCTCTGCTTTACGCTGAGAGCCAGAGAGTTCTGCATCTACAGGTTTTCTGATTTCATCAATCATGTTGTTAATTGCGACCTCCATAGAGGATAGCAATCTAGTAGATGCCTCTATCGTTGTAAATTTACTCTTTCTTGGCATACACTATTTCGGACAGTCTCATTCTATAAACTTTGCTGCCATCTTTTAATTCCATTTCATACTCTGAATTCTTGCGGTAACCCACCATATCACCAGACTTCGCTCCAATCCACTCTGAGCCTTTTGGCATATGCAAGAGTTCACCCTCTTCTGCAGGTGCTTCTTTGACACTAAGAACAATACCAGAATCAGTTGTTTCTTCTTCCGCAGGAGGTGGGGGTGCAACAAAACACCAATCGCCAAGCATAGTAATATTACCAGCTTCGTCTTCGATTGCGATAGCATGGTTTCCATATCCGTTGTCTGGGTCATAAGTAACCATATACAAGTCTTCACCGATATCATATCTTTGTTCCATTACAACGTGGTGGTGGAAGTATAGGATTTTGCCTACACTATCAAAATCTTTAGGACAGCCTACAATCTCTCCAGAGTTTACCCTGTGTTCAAATTCATTAAACTTGTTGACAAGTTTCAATGTCGTTCCATTGAATGAAACCTCATCCTTAAACTTTTGCGGGAGCTTTACAATAAAATCTTTAACAGGTTTCATATCAATCGAATTTGAGGTCGTACTCTAGAATACAAGGCATATCATCTATGCTTTTCCATAGCATAGTCCCTTCTTCGTTTTCGATGTATATGAGGTATCTCTTTTTTAGATATTTGTGCAGATGATTTTCATCTTCAACAATTGCGACTACTTTTCCTGCTCCAGCTCTCATACCTACGTAATAAGCCATAGCGTCTTTTGGGTCACGCCCAATAACTATTTTTCTAATCATTTTAATTCAAATATATGAGGGGGCAGCTTTTAGTTTATGTCTGCGTCTCCCCTTGATAAGTTAATCCAATAATCTATACTGTTGGTGTCTGGCTTTTTCTTTTCCTCCTCCTCTTGCATTCTATACGCTTCTACACAGTAGGAAAGCAGGTCGTCAAGTTCGTCTTCGTCAGACACGGCAAATGAAGATAGAAGGCTCATGTTAGCTCTATCATCACCATCATCATCAGTGTATAATGTTCCCATGTCCAGAAAGCCAATTGCTAGGCAGGCTATAAACTCTTCCTCAAGACCGTACTTCTTGACGACAGTGTTTATAGAGAGCATAAGCTCTTGAATTTCATAGATGCATTCTTTTTGCTTATCAGTCATTAGTTTAATTTAGTAATTGTGAATGAACTGAATTCTTTCAAT